GTATCGCCAGAAGTAACAGTCTTAGCAGTAGAAAAGTTGCCTTCTGAGTACAAAGTACCTGCTGTGCTAGAGATTGTGCTGACTGCGCCAGAACCTGTTACCAAGAAACAGCCATAAACCGTAGCAGAACCTGTCATGGTGTACGTAATCGCTGTAGCCGTTGAGGTGGTTACGTTCGATGGAGTTGTACCAGACGAAGTGGATGCTGCAAATACCGCTGTACCGCGCACTGCTGAACCGCCCACGGTATAGGTGGTCAACTCAGTCCATGTCTTAGAAGACATAGTGTCTGCGGCAGCAAATGTGGTGCTGTTGTTAATCAGACCTAAGAATGGGCCAACAGTGGTGTATGTTCCAGATGTGCGTAGCAGGGTGTCCAGCAACAACTGTTTGCCTACGGCCACAACCAGATTGGGGAACTCTTCGTTCCACTTGAGGTTACCGTCTGCATCGCGGCACTCTACATGGTAGTAGCCGTCAATACCCATACCTTCTGGGATAGATGCGTTAGCTTGCAATGTGGCTACAGCGTGATCGCCAAAACCGGATTGTTCTTTATGCATGATTGCTCCTTAAGCGAGTCGAATGATTGCAGACGTGTTAGTGGCTGCTGGGAATTGTACGGTAAATGTACTCGTAGAGGTCTTATCTGAACCAAAATCTAGTACGCATACTGCGGGGTTTGTGGTGCCATTGGCTAAATAAATCAAAGCACCTCTGGCAGTTATAGAACCAGTCCATGCGGCGTTTGAAAAAGAGATATAGGCAGTTGTTCCGCCGGTTGCACCAACAGTGGGAACTTGAGAGATGGTCAAAGCCTGACCGCCTGCAACATAGTTTCCACCTGAAGTCTCGCCCGTGCTTGTGTATGCGGTAGTAGTTTGATCCAATGTAGCGGCATTGGTGTACAAGGCAATCTTGTACGTTTGAGAGCCATCAAAATCAAACACCCCATCAAGCAAGCCAACCTTGAATGTATTGGTAGTCCAATTTCCCGTAAACGGCATTATCTAACCCCCGAATTTTGAGGTAGAGGCGCTTCACGGTACTGGCCACTGCGATACGCATCGCTGCGCTCAAGTCCATCACCCAAACGCTTAGCCAAGGCCAGTGCTTCTTTGTACTTGGTATCGTACAAAACAATTAAATCTTGTTCGCCCTTCATGTAGGTGTACGCTTCAACCAGAGAACCATACAAGAGGACGGTATCAAAGTTATCCCCCAGCCACGTAGTACTAGCTGTAGTGATTGAAGTTGGATAGTAGTAATAGTGCAACTCCACAGAATAGGAGGCATCAGGCGTTGGGCCAACAATGAACGACAACTCGTTGGTGATTGTGCTGGTGTTGACTGTCGGGCCGAACAGGGCGTAGTACTTAGGGATGCCAACGTCTGTGGTCGGGTTAGGGTAAGACTGCCGGATGAAGTTCACATCCTTGTTCAACAAATATTCGTAGTTGCCACTGGCGTCAATGACCGCCAAAGAGTAAGTAGACAAGAAGTCTTCTGGGCAAGACAAATATTTGTTTGCAGAGGTGACGCTACCCGTCACGTTTTTACGCAACGAAGGGAACTGAACCGAGTTGTAGATGCGCTGTTCCGCCTGCGCGATAATTGTATTTATCGAGGTGGTATCAAACTGATTTTGGGTGTAATCAGTTATAGCGGCTACAAGCTGCGTATAGTTCACGCCATCGGCCCCCGAGCCATTACGCCTTTAGTGGCTGCGCCAGTACCACGGATTTTAATGCCGGAGGTTTTAGGAGCGGGATAGTCATCGCGGCTGATGTTTCCAACAGACATATTGACATCGTTGGCCTTCATGCGGTTGCCACCGTCATAGCCGCTGTTCTTGATGTCCACACCAGACTTACCGTCCATGGTATGGGGCTCAGCATAGACTTCAGCTTGGCCGACTTCTTTGCCGCCAACCTTTTTGCTAAATTTAGCCATATCAACCGCCTTTTTTGTAGGTGAAAGAAGACTTCTTCTGATTGGCAACCTTAGCCAAACCACGACCCAACTGCTTCATTTGCAAATTGGTCTTGCCGCCTTTAGCCAGCTTAGTCATAGGCTTGCCGGGATGCATGTGTTTTTCGTGCTTATGCACGGCACCAGCAATCATTTTCTTGTCCTGTTTTAAATCCATTTTGTCCATATTAGACTCCTAAGTTACGCTTACCGTTACTGTACCAAGTTCTACAGCTAGAACCAAGTTATTTGGCGTTAGATCAGTATCAAAATTCCTAGCTCCGCCAACCGGGTTCCACCCCCACTGAAAGATCCTGCTACCTGCTTCTGGGTAACCAAAGCCATCTGGGGACACACTATTAGTCAACAAAATCTGCAACCCGTTCTGGCCCGAAACTTGGTAGCTCACATCAGGACGTGGCTCACGCACAGCTTGCGGATCGTTAACTGGGTACATGCCCAACTGCAACTGTGGATGATCTGGATCCCAACACGCACGACAAACTTTAATTTTGAAAGGTCTTGTCTTAACCGTCTGAGTGCGCAACTCCTTAAGCATGTAACGCCCAGCACACCTATCACATTCCGCAATCGCATGTTTGCCTGACGCAAAACGATTAGGCATAGAACATGTTCCTTGGCACAAACCGCAAAGGAGATGTATCTCGGTCTTCCGCAGCGGCCAAATCCCACTGCTGCTCATATTCCATTTTTAATCCGATAACCCGCTGCTGATCCACATTGGGCAACTTGGTGCTCAACTGATAAGCCAGCCCAGCCACCATACAAGGGATAAAGCGGAATGGGATATCTTGAACCGTCACGCCGGAGCCAGCATCCTGAATACGCCGCATACGGTAGTACACAAACATGTACTGGTCACCCGGTGCGTTGGGCGTTGGCCAGACGTTGATGGCCGGAAGGTTCTGAACCGTGATAGCCGCACCCGAAGTGTGCGCGGCTGCCGTTGTGTTGTTTTGCCCGCGAGCGCAATTAAGCAACTGGTTGTTTACAGGGTCTACGTTAGGGTAGCTGATGGTTTCGCTACCAATTTTGATAAAACCGGCAGTCGTCAGATTGGCCACAGACGAAACGGTGATGGTCGTGGCAGTACTGGAAATGGTTGCAGCCAATGTGGCTGTGCTCAGGTTTTCTTGCCCAGATTGACGGTTGAACCAAACTTGAATAGGACGCCCCTGAGCTAATTTGTTTGGCAAGCTCATATAGGTAGGCTCTGCAATCCGGCTGATGTTGATATCAATCTGATTGCTTGTACCGTTGTTCTGACGGATCACAGTGTCTAACAAATCAATCGTATCTACGGGCACTGGATAGATGGCTTGCCCAGTCACCATGGGAATCTGCCCCTGCTCAACCGTCCAAAAGTTGATACCCCGATTTGCCCACTCGATGGTCAGGATGTTTAAAGACCTGCGGGCCGTGCGAAAGTTATAGCCTGTACGCAACTCCTGACCGCAACGCTCAAACGCCTCCTCAATGAGGTCGTTCATGTCGAGATTAAAGACTGAGGTTCCGGTGGTCGATGCCATGATTACTTCATTTTCTTAAGCGTTTGCGCCAGACGAGCACGTTGGCCCAGTTTGCCGGGAGCTTTAGCGGCATTAGCCAACTTTTTTGGAGGAATAGGATTCTTCGGATTGATCTTAAGCTGCTTCTTCAAAGCACCGGGCTTTTTAATTGCATCTTGAATCCAATTTTTAGCAGAACCGCCTTTTTTCATGGTTTCTACGCCACGACCTTTAAGGATGTCCGCTTGGGTAACTTTGCCATCACCCGTTAAATCAGGAAACTTTGCCATTATCGGAACCTCGCTGTTTTCTTTGCTATCGTTTTGGGTTGGGCTACGAATTGTTTTCCGGCGGCTTTTCCTGCCCGCTTGGCTTTGGTCGTTGCAGCGTACTCAGCAGGGCTGAGACTTTTGATCGCAGCTTCTGGAAGATATCGCTCACCTGTTTTACTAGACGGCTTTCCACTCTTGGTTCTCCATTTCTGGTCACCCCAATCCTTTAAGGATTTTTGAGGTGCCTTCAATCTCGATAGCCCCCGCCAGCCGCCTTATACCTCTTGGCAACAAGCTGTGCCTTACGTGCCGACCATTGCCCTGCACCGGTGCCTTGCGTAGCCGCTGCTTTTACCTGCGACACAATCCGCTTGCGCAGACTGGGTTTGGTGTAGTTACCAGCAGCATTAACCTTGCCACCCTCTTTGTACTGGGTGAAATCAGTGTCATCCCGACGAGGCTTTCTAGCCCCGCTCGGCATTTTGCTGGCGCGGATTGCGCCCATACCACGGGATGCCATCATAATTTAACGGGCGTAACCGCCGCCTTTCATAGTGACCATAGTTCCACGAGTTTTGCCCTTAACGGCGCAGCCATCACCACGCTTGGAAGCAGTCATACCACCTTTTTTCATACCACCGGGCATGAACTCACTTTTATCTTCAGCACTAGAAGAAGACATACCGCGACTTCTTGGCATGGTTGATGGTGTGGGGTTAAAGTTCTCTGCTAATCCTCTTGCAGTTACTTCACGTGATCTATCTGCTGGCTTAGCTGGGGAAGGCATGAGGGAAGCAACTTCTTTTGCGGTTGCAGTGTCAGGGCTGTCAATTGTGAGAGAACGTTCTTCAGACACGGACACGGGTGCTTTTGTTCCCGCACTGCCACGGCGAGTTAAACCACGTTCTTTGTTTAGAAAGTCGCGCAACTCCATGTTTTGGCCATACTTACTCTTGAAGTCTTCAAGCTCTGCCTTTGAAACAATCGGATTGCCTTTTCTATCCAGCTTGCGATTCATTGGATTTAATGCCATGTCGTTCTCCTTAAATTAACACTTGGCCATTCCGCCTTTTTTCATCACACGGGAACCGATGCCGTTAGGCACACCGGATCCGGCCATCTTGACTTGCATACCTTTGGTTTTACCCTTGGTTGCAACGCCATCACGGCTGGGGGCGGCAGTACGAACTTTGCCCATCGAGGAAGCTGCCATGCCGCCAGAAGCCATTTTTTGAACTTTTTTCATGCCCGCAGGCTTGCCCGTATCGGTAAACGACATGTACTTGGCCATGCCGCCTTTTTTCATACCCATCATGCTACCGGCCATAGCGGTTTTGGCCATAGGAGTTGGCTTCTTCATGCCGTCCTTAGCCGTGCTCATGCCGGGTTTCATTACTGGTTTGCCCATTGGAGAAGGAGCAACTTTTTTTGCTGTAGCCATAGTATCACCGCCTTTTGAAAATTTGCGGCCCTTGTCCGCGTTGGAAAAATCCTTGCCCACGGACTGTGGGACACCCACCTTCTTCGCAAAAGCTGGACTATGCGCCACAGCCTCCATGAAATCATGTTGTTTTTTACTTGTGCTGGGCATCTTTGGACACCTTTTTCCAACCAATCAGCACAGAAAATTCTTTGCCTGTAATCATTTCGGCAATCCGCATACCTGTCCAAATGATCGTAAACAGGGCGGCAATAGAGGGCAACATATTGGTGATCGTGGCTACAGCCGTGATAAACGACAGGCCATCACCAACTTGTTTCACTATGTCAACGGTTTCGGGTTTCATATCAGCAGTTCCACGCTCTTAGGGATTTATTGATTCGGGAATTTGGATCTCTGGCCACTTCTGGGCTTGTGTTTTTCTTCTTGTGCCCAGTCATCCTTGCGCAGAAAGAGTCTCGCCTGCTGCCGCCCTCGGGTTGAGGCCTCTTTAGCCCCGGTTTCCCCGGATTCGCTGCATTGTAGGACGCACGTCCCTTGGCGTTCAAGCCGCCTTTGGGGTTCTTGCCTTCTTTGCGAGTCCATGCTGGACTCTTAGCCATAGAACACCGTAATTCCAGTTACGGAACCCGCACTAAACGTTAAATACAAACCTGTATTAGCCAAAATACCTTCACCGGGGACTATGACATAAAACGTGTTTGGATTACTGTTGCCAGCTAAGTCCATCGTGTAGAGAACGGCGGCTGTGGCGCTACCGTCTCGGATTTCAAATGTTACCGACGTGCTTATTTTTGGGGATACAACAATACCCTTTAGCCGTGTTCGACCTGCGTAGTAAGAGCCAGCCGCGCTAAGGTGCGCACTTTTTACGTCATATTGCATCATAATCAATCTCCTCTAGAAAAGGGGCCGAAGCCCCTAAGATCAATTAGGCTGTACGGGTAAACACGTAGGCCGTTGCACTAGAGAACATGATCGTGAAACGAGCCAAGCCTGTTACACCAGAAGGCACAGTCAACAAGCCTGCACCAGCACCAGAACCAGCAGCCGCTGCGGCAGACAAAATACCGTTTGTAGCTACGGCAATAGTCACGGTGCTTGCGCCAGCGGTGTTATCAATAAACAAATCCATCACAGTACCGGCAGTTGCGCTAAGTGCTGCGCCAAGCAAAGTGCCGGTAGGCAAAGTGATGGTAGTAGCTGCGGCTGAGGTAGAAGTGATATAGCCTGTAGCAACTTGTGCTGCTGTAGCAGTTGCTGTGGCGTTGATGGCAGCGGTGCTTGGGTGATTCTGGTCAGTAAAAACCAGATTTGTAGTAGTCAGGTTGGTTACGCTAGTAGTAACGCCAAGGGTAGCCGTGGTAGTGACTGCGCCAGTGGTGGCGTCAATAGATACAGTTTGAAAGCCGTTCTGCGAGCGAACTGGGCCGTTGAATGTGGTATTTGCCATGATGATTCCTCACATGCGAGTTGGAGGGTGCCTGTCTGCATGTCGTCAGCTTGGTCTGCCTGACACCCCAAAAATCCAAGATTGGATAAATATACTCTAATAAAAAAATAATGCAACAAAAAAGGGAGCCGAAGCTCCCTTTTATTAGGCTCCAGCGGAACCGTACATGCCGAGAGGGTCAGACCAGCCGAAGCTGTAACGCTCACGAGACTTGTAACGGACGTTGCCGGTGTCAAAATCACCGTCCATTGACTGTTGCAACGGGGTACGCACGAAATGCTTCATGCCGTTTGGAACGTCTGTGGTCAGGAACCAAGCGTTTGTATCGGTCAAGAAGTGATTAATGGTGTATCCGCCGGGGATAGAACCATTGTTCTTCAATGCGTTGATGTCGTTGTCAGCAGTAGACACACGCAATTCAGTTTCCAGCAAACGAGTTGCCGTGAACTGTAAAGCGGGAGGAACCACCAGCTTGTTAGGCTTAGCAGCGATCAACAAGCCACGCTCATCAGTCCACAAGCTGATCTGAATCACAGCGTTTTCCAACGATGTTTCATTCAAGTCGGCAGGGGTAGATGGGATGTTGCTGTTGGTGCCACCAGAGATCAAAGGATGTGCTGACGAGAACAACGGAACGCCGTCACCACCAACGTAACCGCTGTTGAAACCGTTATTCAAAACGGAAGCAGCTTTTACTTGCTTGGTGTATGCCATAGCGCGAGCCAAGGCTTTGGTGTAACGAGCGGACAACGAGTCATACAAGTTGTCTTCGATAGCCTCTTCAGTCAAGCTGAAGCCCAAAGCAATGGTTTCGTGGTTGTATCGAGCAGTCCATGCTTCCTGCGCATTGTCATAAGCAATGGCAGCGCCCTCGTTCTTCACCGGAGCGGCGGAGAATCCGGACAGCTTGGTTTCCTCTTCAAAACTACGCTCCGAAGTTTCGGTTTCGTAGATCTCTTTGTGCTCTTCGCCGTATTTAGCGTATTCCAGACCAAACAAAGCGTTCAGGCCGGGGAGCAGCTCTTTCAATAGTTGTGCGCGTGAAATTGCCATGATTTAGCTCCTTATACGCCGGTTGTGTTGTTATAGCTATGGAAGTTTCCATTCCAAGCCACCAAGACTTCTGGGAAACCTACAAACGATAAAGCTGAACCGGAAGCCAGAGTAACTGAGGTATCCAAGGTCAGTGTGGTGGTAGCCACATTAATAACGGTTGCATATTGGCCAGCCAAAGTGCCAGTACCAGTCGAGCAAATAAGCTGCATACCGGGGAGCAAGCCAGTTACGGCTGCTGTCAAGGTAACAGTTGCGCTGGAACCAGAGGTGCTACCAGTACCGGTCAAGGTAACAGCAGTCTCAGGAACAACGCCAACCATGCGCCATGGCAGAGCAGTAGTAGCACGATCACCAGCACCAGAAGTGCCAGAGGTAACGACAGCACCGGAAACCGACTGAGCGGAATTACCGGTAGTTGTGCTGCCAGAAACACCACCAGCGCCACCAATCATGTACAGATTGGAGCCAACATAGTAGGGGTTCAGATAGCCAACAGTAGTGCTGGTATTAGCCAAAGAAGTACCTTGGACGGTAACCACGGCCTTCATCAGGGCGCGAGGATCGTCAACAACAATAGCTTCAATATCGTTAGCAGCGGTACTAGCAGGGTAGTACTGAGCAAACAATTTTTGGCCGGTTGTGGGGCTAGTGTAAGAACAGCCTAAGAAAATGCCGAGCGTACCAGCAACGGGGGTGCCGGGAGACGAAGCGGCGCTCATAGACGAGCGAACAATAGTTCCACCAGAGATTTGAACTACGTCACCGTAGAACAAGTTTTGAGCATAAGCGTACTCAATCGGTACTTTACGGGTAGCGCCAGCATAGGGCAGTCCGTCCAGACGGTTGAGCGGCTTAAACCCATAGGGTGCCGATACAGTTGGATAAGCCATTTAAGACTCCTTAAAAAAGATTAAGTACCTTTGCCAAAGCTACTTGAAGATTTACGCTCTCTAAAGAGCGGCATCCGCGCATCGCTTTGACGCATGAAACTATTATCTACAGCGTCCGTCTGAGCTTGTGTCTGTTTAGCAAAAAATTCATTTCGCTGGTCTACAAAATCAGAAGGTGTCTTGCAAAGTAATAGCCCGCCAATCTCAATGTTGTCTTTATAACGACTATTGGGATCAGCTAACAGTCGGAATTTGGGTTGTTCTTCGACGGGAACGGGCTCCCAACCTTCACGGAGTTTGGCCGATAGGTTACGGGGATCTGCCATGTTATTCGTCGAAACACGAATCCAGCGATATCTATACCCAGCCTGCTTGTCTGGCTCAGGTAACAATTCAGGTTGCATCCACTGCTTAGGACGCTCCACTATCGCACGTGTTTCAAGTTCTCTTGCGAGTCTATTTTCAGCCATTTTGGGCCTCCACTTTAAGGAATTCCTTCACATACTGCTCAGGAGTAATTCCAAGTTTTTTGATCGTATTCATCTGGCTCTGCTTTAGTTTGACCTTGTTGGAGGCCGTACTGCGCGTTGCCGGAGCCACAACAGTCGCAGGTTTTGCCCGTGGCTGTTCACGACCTTGTTCCACTTCCTCAATACCAAAGGCATCAGGGAACCGTTTGCGCATCGTTTTGTCCAATGTGCCGTAATACTCATCAGAACCAATCTGGACTCCAGTTTCTTTAAGTTCTTCGTGTAAACCTAAAGCAAACGCTGTCATCGCCTTACTCCGACCAAACCAACTGTTACGTTCTTGCCACGCTTCAGCCCTAGGATCGGGTTTAGGAACAGATTGTTGCTGCTGTTGTGGGGGTTGTACTTCATATTGTTCCTCTTGTAAAGAGGGTAATTTAAAGTTTTTTGCTTGAATAAGTTTCAAGTTTGCTTCTTGCATTGCCTGCTGAGCTTCAACCAACTTATCAGAATCCCCAGCATCGTAGGCTTCTTTATAGGCCCGCTTAGCTACATCCAATTCCATGGACGCATTACTCTGCACTGTGGTGGCGAATTCTTTTTCGCCATTTGTCAGGATCTGTTTAATGCGCTGGTTTTCTTGGAGTAGCTTTTGAGCTACAGAAAGTGCTTCTTGGTGTTCCCGTAAAGCAGCCTCTTTCTCGCGCCGCTCATCGTGCCAAACCTTACGCATCTGTTTAAGTTTGCTCTTAACATTGTCGTCGTATTGGTCTAATTCATCTCTTTCCAAATCCTCAACTAAGGGTTTTGGCAACGGCTGACGGCCACGATCTTCGACGGGGGTATCGTCCTCAATCTCAATTTCAATTTCGGGAGCCGCATTCTCTACGGGCTTTCCCTTTTTCTCCTGTTCTACTTCGTCAGGAAACTTAAATTCGTCTTGATCTAAAGGCATTTTGTGCTCCTTTATTTACGTTTAATACCACGGGGATCATCTACTACCCCCTCAACCGAATCATCATTAATAATTCGGAACTCTCGGCCATGGATGACCAAACGTGAACCCGCATGGGGACGCACAAGGACAAAATCACCCTTCGCGCACCACGGCCCTGTTGGGAACCGTTTCTCGTCTTTGTAGCAGTCCGGCCCCATATCAACAACAAATAAGACTGTTGTAAGAGTCTCTTCGTTGCGTATGGTTTCATCTGCTTTAATTAAACCGCTGTCTTCGTACTCTTTTTCCACTTCCGGTATGGCGCAAAGAATGCGATAGCCTGACGGTTTGGGTAGTTGTTTGCCTTTTTCCTCTGCGGTGGCAGTGAAGTTATAGGCTCCCACAACTTGGGGGTTGTTGGCGTCTGTAGCCAACAAAATGGATTCAGTCATCCGAGTTCTCCATGGTTTGTTTCAGGTCTAGTATGTAACCCCGCATGATGAGTAGACCGCGAACCTCACCACACAGTTTCTTGTACTCCTCAAGAGAATCAGCTTTGCCGTCTGCCAGCCAATCCTTTATCTGAGATACTTTTTCATCCGCTTGTTGGACTAGAACATCAAGTGCGTTCATTATTGATCCTCAAATTTTTAAGAATATCCGCTCTGCGATCCATTGTTTGCTTCTCGCGGTCTTCTTCCATTTGCGCAGCCACTTTCAATGCGTCAACTGAAATCCGCTTGAATTCGGTTTCCTGCTGTTTGGCAATTCGCTCACGCTCAATATCCAACTGATCTGCTTTAGCAGCGGCATCAATCTGCTGTTTCTGCTGTTTGAGCATGACTTCTTGCGCTTTGAGTTGCAGCTCTTGTTGCTGCATTTGGATCAATGGATCTTGAGCCTGTTGCTGGGCTTGCTGCTGAGCCACTTGCTGCTGGTTGTTTTGCAGTAGTTGCTGAGCCGCTTGAGCCAACAATGGAGACAGACGCGCTTCGATCTCGGGGTTCATATGCATCTCTTCACCAGATTCATCCTTCTGCGGTGGCAAAGGCATACCAAGTTGTTGCTCGATCTGACGACGATACTCAAATCCCAAGTGCTCGTTGATGTGAGCCATCATGGCCTGCTGCATGGCCTGCGCCATCGGGTTGTTCTGGAGCAACTGTCCAATCCTTGGATCTTTCATAGCTGCCGTGTGAACCGTGATGTGCGCCACATGATCTTGATACAAGAAGGCTTTGACAGGTTTGCCCATCAGCACGTTCTGGTTCTCGGTCACCGGATCGGTCGGCTTCATGTCGTCTTCCATCGGCACCAGTTTGTTCGCATCCTTGATGCCTAACACACTCAACATTTGACGGTGCAGAAGTGGTAAGTTGTACAACTGAGGGGATGCCTGAGCCAACTGCATGACCGCCTGATACTGAACAATCTTTTGCGCCATGGTGGACGCATTTGGATCGCTGACGGGAATCACATCCACGTCGTCGTAGTCAGATTTCTTGGCTTTGCGACTGCCTTCAACGGGCTGGTAGTCGTAATCTTCAGGGGTGTAGTCCGCAATAATCTTCTTAAGAAGACCCAACTCCTGCTTCATGCTGTAGTGGACACGCGCCTGTATGGCCGACATGTTCTTCAGTGTGCGCTCAAGGATTGCCAGTGTGGTGCCCACGGGTGCGTTAGCACTCATGTCGCTGATCTGCATATCCGCAGTGTTGGCAAAGCGACGGCCTTCCTCGACAACTTTCTCCATCAATATAGCAAGAACTTGTGAGGGCTCTTTATATGGCAGTGGCAACAAGTTATCTTTTAGCGTACCGCTGGCAACGTCCGCATCGCGCCACTCGCCGGGAGCAATCGGAGTGTCGTCTCCCTTAACCCGCATACCGCGAGTCTTGAAACCACCGGGCAAGTTGCTCAGCGTACCCGCATCAATAAGCTGACGCATGGTGCTTGTGGCCGACTTGGCAAATGCACCAATCAGGTGAATCAAACCAAAACAGTAGAAGCCAAAGCCCGGAACATAACCATAATGCACAAAGTGCTGACGCTTGGCGTGTGTCTCGTCGTCGGGCTCCCAGTTACGGCGGATTGCCAAAACACTACCAGAGCCTTTCTCTATAGTCACTATATAAGGTAGTGCAATTCCAGTCTCTTCCCCGTCTTCGTCTTTGTGTTCATAACCCTCAAGATCAAGGTCTATGTTCATTTCCAAGACTTTGAAACGATCATCGGCGGTGGCTCTAAAGCCCATCTTTTCCGCGATCTTCTTCTCAACTTCATCAAGCACGTTCTCTGGAGTGCCTAAATCAATG